CAAAATTTAAAAATTCTAAAAAAGGATGGTGTAGAATGTATCCAAAAGATTATGCAGAAGCTATGACAGCTTTAATAGGAAAGAATAATGCACAAAAGATATGGTGGTTCTTTATTAAAAATGGATTTTTTAAAAAAGATGGAACAATAAAAAGTTTTACACAGAAACAATTAGCTGAAAAACTTGGAATTAAAAGACCTAATGTTTCAAGAGCTTTAAAACAGTTAAAAGATTTGGAATTAATAGCAGAAATAGATGGTGAGTTAAGATACAATCCATTTATTCAAACAGTTGCAGGACAATCTGATCAAGAAATTTCTGAAGCTCAAAACATCTGGGAAAAAGAAGTAGGGTTTTTTGTTTTTGATAAAAATGATAAAAAATATAAGTCGAAATATCAGGTAAAAAATAAATAAAGAACCAATATCCTCTCTCTTGGTTCTATTTATGAAAATTTACTTAAAGGAGAATAAATGAAAAATAGATACTATTTCTCTGTTCACACAGAGGATTTTGATGAAGCCATTGAGAAAGCTATAGAAGAAAGGGATACAATTATTCCTGAACTAATTAAAAGGAACCAAAACTCATTTATTCTTGAACTGACAGTGCCTGTAAGATATCATGAAAGAATAGATGAGTATGAAGACAAAGTTATTGGTGAATATGAAATTAACATTGATGAGTTATTTGATGATATGACTGACTGTATTGAGTGGTTCTCTTCTTGGGTTGAAGAATTACAAGAAGAAGTTGAAAAATGTAAAAGGAGTAAAAAATGAAAATTAAGGGATGGTATAAACAAAAAAAAGATGGTTTATGGATGAAAATTGAAATACTATATTCTACTGGTGGTATGAATTATTTTTATGGAAAATCAGAACCAAGAGGATACAGTGTGGCTTTTACAACTGTTGAAAAAGACGATTGGTGTGAAAAATATGCACCTATGAGTGATGAAAACTTCAGGATATTTGCAAAAGAAGTCAAAAGAAAATCAAAAAAAGTTGAAAGAGAATTGATTGAATACGTTGGTTCTATAATTGATGGACTATTTAATTTATATGAAAAAATGGACAAAGAAGCAATATTCAACAAGATTAGAGAATTTAATAAAAGGAGTAAAAAATGACACTAACACTAACGCAGAAAGAACTGTTGGTTCTAATTAATGATTATCTTAAATCAGAACCAAGGGTTGATAGAATATCAATAGAAATTAAAACAAGAGATGAATTTGCAGATATTATTTCTTTTACAAAAGATAACTGGTTTATTGGTTCTTTTCTTAAAGAAGAAATAAAAAATGAAAAAAGGAGCTAAATTGAAACTAAACATAATGAAACCTAAAGATCTAATTTCAAAAAATCTTAAAGCTTTATTGTTCGGAAAATCTGGAATAGGAAAAACATATCTTGCTGGTTCTGTAAAAAATGCTTTGTTTCTTGACCTTGAAAAAGGGAGTGCCTCAGCTAAAAACAAAGATATTGATGTAGTTCCTGTTAATGATGCTGGAGAGTTCAGAAAAGTGTTAGAATATCTTAAAGAAGACACAAAATATGAAACTATCGTTATTGATTCATTAACAAGATACGGCGAAATGCTATTTGTAGCATTATCAAAAATGTATCCAGATAAAAAAGACTCTATGAAATTATGGAGTGATTTTGATACAGTATCAAGGCAAAGACTTGAAGATATTTTACAATTAAACAAGAACATTATTATCACATGCCTTGAAGAGGATATAGTTGATGGTGGTTCTCTTAAAAAGTTTCCTATGTATAAAGCTAATAAATTTAAGATGATGCTTCCAAGTTATTTTGATTTTGTAGGGCATTTGATTGTAGATAATGAAGGACACAGAATTCTTATTTCAGAACCAACAGAAGACAGCATAGGAAAAAACAGATTAAAAGACTTTGGCGTTCTTAATGTAATTAAAGATACGGATGAATTATATGACATGCAAAAAATTATTGAAAAAATTAAACAATAAGGGGGTGAAAAATTGAGTTAGATATAAATAAAATTCCTTATGAACACAAACAATATTTAAAAGAACAGTTTAACCGTTTAAATAAAGAACCAACCAAACCAAGAACAAGTTGCTTTCATCCTTTAAAGGAAAAAGATACTTGGTTCTATTATGTGTTTGGTTGGTTAAAGAATAAATGGGTAGTAAGGGTGTTTGATGATGATGAAGAAGCTGTAAAGGCTTGGATGGAACTTGAAGAATATCAAGAAAAACTAAATAAATAAAAGGAGATAAATAATGAGTTGGTTAGATCAAGTAAACGTAACAGAATTGGAAGAACAGGAAAAAGAACAAGAAAACTTTACAGGGTTTCAACTACCAGAACCGGGTGTATATGAGATTACAATAGAACAAATCTTTGTTGATAAAACACAGGGTGGAACTACATTCTTTGGACTTGTTGGTTCTAACGGCGTATTTCCTAATGATGTTGAAATCAATCTTACTGGTTGGGATGTACAAAGAATGATTAAAAACAAAGATGGACAGACTAAAAATTCAAAAGGCGGATATTATACAGGGCTTATGTTACTTGACAAGATTGCAAAATGTGCAGGTAAAAGAGTAAATGAACTAATACCTCAAAAAGGATATGTCGAAATCTTTGGACAGAAAAAAGAAGTTGGAATCTTTAAAGATTTATTAGGCAAAAAAATTGCTGTAGGAATCAGACACAGAAAATACGAAAAACAGGATGGTTCTGAAGGAATTGCATTACAACTTGTTGATGTATGTTGTGTAGAGAACCAAGAATGCAAACAAAAACTTGCTAAAAGAATCGAGAAACGTCCAATTATTGAGGAAAAATCAAACAACCAGTCAAACAACAGTCAAACAAATACTGATGATATTCAATTCTAATTTCATAAAAGAAGGATAGTATGAATTCTAGCTTTATGGAAATATAACTTCTAATCTAACATAAGGAGGTAATCATGTTGTTTGCATAAAAACAATTCTAATTTAACAATCAGAACCACCGCTTGGTTCTGATGATTAAGTTAGAAGAAAAAGGAAAAAAAATGAGAGAGATTAAGTTTAGAGGGTTCTCAAAAATATTAAATACTTGGACTTATGGCGATTTAATTCAAAATGGTAGTAAATTTTATATAGCAAAACAGGGATTTCTTGTTTCTTATGAATGCTTTGGGACATCTATTAACATTTTAGGGTTTGAAGAATTTGAAGATATATTTGAAGTTAAACCTGAGAGTATAGGACAATACACAGGATTAAAAGACAAAAATGGTAAAGAAATTTATGAAGGCGATATTGTTGAAAGAGTTATAAAATGTTGGAATGATATTTTTAAACCAAGTGATTTTAAAGAAATAACTGAAAGAGGATATGTAAAATATATTCAAAACGATTGCTGTTTTATGATAGTGAATGATAAATATGAAACAATGCATAAAATAGAAAAAGATTTTGAGGTCATAGGAAATATATACGAAGATCCAGACTTATTAAAAGGATAATCTATGATTAATCAAATTATTAACTACATAAACTCACAGGGAAGGTTTGTTTCTCAAAAAGAGCTTATAGAAAACGCTTTCTGGTTTACTTTCTCATCCCTACTTGGTTCTGTACAGCCAAAAGTGGAATATAAGTATAGACTCTATAACATTAACTATTTCGGTATTACAATAGCTCCATCATCAGCAGGAAAATCTTTTGTTTATGAACAATGCAAGAAATTGTTTGGTGAAGATTTAAATCAAAAATATAAAAGACTGATAACGAAAGGTTATGAATTAAACACTCAGAATCCTACAGATGATGAAATCACAATAGATGGATTTCAAACAAACATCAAAAACTATATTCCTAACTTTGAAAATACAATAGAAGGAACCAAAGAGGGATTATACTTAAGAGCTTTAGCTTTATCTAAAAGTTTCTTTGGTTCTCTGAATCTAATTCATGAAGAAATAATGGATGTTATCAGGGATAGTAACCTTAACGTAATGAAAGAGCTTTATGATGGAAGATTTATAGGAAAAGTGATTAAATCATCCATCAATGATAATATCTATGGAATAGTATCTAATATGCTTATTTTTGGTTCATCTACCTCTTTAAAAAGAGACCAAAAAGTTTACGAGTACTTTATCAAGGCACTTGGTTCTGGAATATATAGAAGAAGTTTTATTTATTATCAAGAACCAACAGATATTCAGGTTAGAACAGACATTGAATATTATGAACAACCTGATTTCTCTTTTATAAGAGAATATATAAATAAATACATTAAAGAGATAGTTGATTCAGGAAACTATCCTGAATTACATTTTACAGTAGATGCTGAAGAGTATCTTGAGCTTATCAATCATGAGCTTGTAGAATTTGCTAACAAATACAAAGAGGATGAAAGATTCAGTGCAGAGGTTGGTTCTTTTGATAAATTGTTAAAATTAAGTGCTTTACACGCTTTACTTAACCGTAGAGAACAAATCTCTTATGATGACATAGAATATGCTTACAGCTTCTATAAACGCGTTAGAAGCACTAATTTAGAACTTTTTAATGTAGAACCACAGCACAAAAGGATTTACAGGATAATTAAAAAATTAGGTAAAGCTACAAAGTCAGAAATACTTGAATCTGATATATTTAACAGAATGACTTTTAATGAAGATATTAAACTTGTAGAAGAATATGCTTATAGAAAAAACGAAGTATTACAGGTGCATGGTTCTAAAATAAAAACATTTTCGATAGAACCAATGCCTATGGTTGATTTGAATAAAATTATTGTGTCTATTCCTAAAGTAGATAAAAAAGAAAAAACAACTGATTATATAAGTATGGAAATACCATTTTTTGGTAAGAACCAGTCAGTAGAAAGGTTGGTAAAATCAGATAAGGTATCAAACTTTTGTTTGGTTCATTTTGAAAACGGTAAAAGAAAATCAGATAAAACCATTGAAGGACAAAATTGTATAGGAATAGACGTTGATAACGGTATCACTTTACAGGAAACTATTGAAAAACTTAAAGATTATGTATATCTAATCTATACAACCAAATCACATCAAAAAGATAAAGGTGGTTTAGTTTGTGACAGATTCAGAATATTACTACCTACAAAATCTAAATTCTTTGTAGATAATGAAAGACATAAAGAGCTGATTACTAATGTCTGTGAAGCATTAAGCGTTGGTTCTTATGACGTATCTACAAGGAACCAAGACAGACTATGGTTCACAAATCCTGAATGTCAAATATTCAAGAACCAACAAGGAGATTTATTTGACGTTATTCCTTATCTACCTGATACAGAGGTGAGGGAAATAATCGAAAAACAAATAGAAAAGTTTGATGAAAAAGATTATGATACTGATGAAATCAATCGTAGAATAGGTGGAATGATTAAATGGTTTATTAATAATACATATCCATCTGTAAGAAATCAAAACCTATTTAGACTTGGTTCTTTTATAGGAGATTTAACTGGTTCATTTGAAAGAATAGAAGAAGAACTATATAAAGCCAATTCTATGCTTTCAGAACCAATCAGTGAAAAGGAATTAAGAAAAACTGTATTAGCAAGTTTAAAAAAAAAATATAATTAAAAGGATAATAAATGGCTTATTTTGATGGAGTTAAAGTAGGAGACAGAGTATGGGATGTTGAAAAAGGATACGGAACTATTGTAGAAATTAAAGATTGGAAAAATTCTGTAGGAGAAAAAGTAGAAGATTTTATATTTGTTAAATTTGATAAATATGAATTAATGAAACCATTTGGTTATACAACTGAAGGAAAAAGATGGGACAGTCCATTTGATGGACAAACTCTTTTTTGGGATGAGGTTAAATTTGAAATTCCTAAAAAACCAGTTGTTAAATTAAAAGAAACTCAATATATAATTGGAGTATTAGATGAAGAACAATATATAAATACATCTAATAAAAAATTTTCAGATGACTATTATAACACTTCAGCTGTAAAATATGGGCTAACAAGAAACGATAAAGAAACAGCAAAAAAAGCATTGAAACAAATAAAAAGATTTACAAGACTTTTAGCCCTTCGGGATCAGGAATGTCTTGATAGCAAAGGATATGAATTCCAATTTGAAAAAGAAAATTATTATATTTTAAAAAAGGAACGAACAAATAAATACGAATATGGTGTTGCTTCTTATAGAAATTATTTAGGTGTATATTTTAAAACAGAAGAAGATGCACAAAAAATTTGCGACATTTTAAATTCAGGTAGATTTGATTTAGAAGGAGAGTAAAATGACAAGAGAAGAAGCTAAAAGAGAATTTTGGAAAAAAAAAATGGAGTATTTGAAAGACTATTTGAATATTGTTTTGATAGAGTTTTAAAACTGCCTTACAAAGGAAGTGTAATAGATATCTTTATAAACAAAATTTATGATGATTTTGAAAATAGGACATGTGAAAATTGTAAATATTACAAAGAAGAAGAAAGCTACTGCAAAAACGAAGAAAATGAAATTTTTGAGTTTGACAACTATAAAAAGATGAAAGTTCCAGACTGGAAATTTGGTTGCAACAGATTTGAAAGGAAAAACAAATGAATAAGATAATCAAAAAAATAATTGAAAAAACTCAATACCAAGGAAGTAATAAACCAAACACAAAGCAAATTAGTGCCTCACAATTCGGTGACGAATTGTTGCAAATATGGTTAAGATATAAATATGGCGTTGTTCCTAATAAAAAATTTACTCAATCGACAATTGGTTCGTTAGTTCACATAGGAATTCAAGAACTGATAAAAAATGAACCAGAAATTGAAGTTGAAAAAGATGTTTTAGTTAAGTTTCCAAACGGATGGAGCCTAAGTGGTTCTATTGATATAGTAGATAATAAAGAAAAAGTACTTTACGATATTAAAGTAACTAAACAATATACCATCTCTCAATTAAGAAAAGAACCAAAGCATCATTATATCTGGCAATTAAGCGTTTACAGATATCTAATGAAAGAACTCACTGGTTCTGATTATGATATTAGGTTGTTTGCGGTACTAAAAGATGGTTCCGATTTTAATGTTAAAGACGGACACGCTACACCACATTATGAAATAATTGATTTAAAACCAATCAGCTACAAAGAAATTGAAAAAAGATTTAATGAAATAGTTGAACAGTTAGAATCTTATGAACAAATTGATTCTTATCCAGAACAATGTAAAGATTTATGGATAAGAAAACTAAAAAACGGAAATACAATTAAAATGAAATGTGAAGTTTATTGTGCTTATAAAGATGTCTGTCCTTATTATAAGAATCAACGAAGAGATAAGATTAAATTTTAAAAGGAGAAAAAATGCTTATAGAAACAAAAACAATTTTTATGAACACACTTCCAAGTGATAAATTCTTATCTAAATTAAAAGATGAAGAAATTTATTATGAAAAATGGAGCAGTGAATTTGGTTTTGAAATAAGAGTTTGCATAGATGAAAACTGGAACCGTTTTAAACGTATTTTAAGGAAATATTTTGATTTCAATGAAAAAGATAAAAAGATTTTAAAAAAGAAAAATGTTGATTATTTTATTTTTTACAGTTAAACAAAAAGGATGAAAAATGTCAATAAAACTAATCTATATTACACCACTCTGGTTAATAGCAAATGGAATTCGTTATAGTCATAGCAATCATCATTTAAGTGATAGCAGAACTGTTTTTATTTGTGATGAATGCTATGAACAAATACTAGATAATATCAATAAAG